CCAGAAGATTACAGTTACCAGCCTACCAGCGGTAATCGTACAGCCCGTAAATCTGACTACGATATGGTCAATATCATTCCCGTATCAGATCCAAACGCAGCAACCATGAGCCAAAAGGTAGTGCAGTATCAAGCTGCCCTACAGTTATGTCAGACGGCTCCCCAGCTTTATAACCTTCCTTACTTACATCGCCAAATGTTAGAAGTCATCGGCATTAAGAACCTAGAGAAGTTGGTTCCATTGCCAGAAGACATGAAGCCTACAGATCCAGTAACGGAAAACGTCAACGCCTTAAAGAACAAACCATTAAAAGCCTTCATTGGTCAAGACCATCAAGCCCATATTCAGATTCATATGGCTGCTATGAATGATCCAAAGATCAAACAAACTATTGGTCAAAACCCACAAGCTCCAATGATGATTCAAGCGATGCAAGCTCACATTACTGAACACGTTGGTCTTGAATATATGCGACAAATGCAGATGCAAATGGGCATTAACATTCCGTATTCTGATGACGATGATCCAGATGTTCATATGACTCCAGAACAAGAAATGCAAATTGCTCGTCTGGCTGTCCCAGCTGCTCAAAATCTATTGCAACAGAACCAGACTGCGGTGGCTGCACAACAGGCACAGCAAGCTGCTCAAGATCCTATTGTTCAGATGCAGATGAAAGAATTACAGCTTAAAGCACAGGAAATCGACATTAAGCAGAAGAAACTGGCTATGGATGCAGCTGGTAAAGCTGATCAAATTGAAATTGAAAAAATGCGTATTGCAGCGCAAAAAGAAATTGCTGGTATGCAAGTTGGAGCAAAAACTGCTTCTGATAAAGCCAACCTTGCTGCTAAACAAGAATTAGAAGGAATGAAATTAGGTCATCAAATAGGAAGTAATAAAGCCCAGATGAATCAACAACGCCAGTCAGAGAAGCTCAAAATCTTAGCTGAAATGGCAAAAACCCAGGCTCAAAAAGCCAAACCTAAAAAGGAAATTGAATGAAGGAAAAAATACTAGATCATCTCCTCAAACAGGTAGATGTGAGAGTAAGGGACTTGGAAGAGTCCCTTGGTACTGGTGTAGCCAAAGACTACGCTGACTACCAAAAGACTTGCGGACAGATAACGGGTCTTCTGTCTGTAAGGATGTACATTTCAGACCTTAAAAAGAACTTGGAGAATTTTGATGAGTGAAATACTAATCGGCTCAAACCCCGATGATGTGAGTAACGTAACGACTTTGCCTCAAACAGGTGAAGAAAAAGCAAGACAATTACCCATGCCACAAGGCTATCGTATGCTTGTTGGTATTCCTGATGCTGAAAAAGAACACGCTGGTGGAATCCTCAAAGCGGATGCCACATTGCAAATGGAAGAAGTGCTTTCCACCGTCTTTTTTGTTATCAAAATGGGACCTGATTGCTACAAAGATGAAAAACGGTTTCCTACTGGTCCTTGGTGCCAAGAAGGTGACTTTATTCTTGCCAGACCAAACACTGGCACACGCCTAAAGATTCATGGTCGTGAGTTCCGATTAATTAATGACGATTCTGTCGAGGCTGTAGTTGAAGATCCTCGTGGAATTACTCGTGTTTAAGGAGAAAAAACATGGCTGAATTTGAAAAACAAGACTTTTCTTTTTTGGAAAGTGATGATGCAACCCCACCAGAGGTTGAATTAGAGATTGTTGACGATACCCCAGAAGAAGATCGTATTAATGCAGCACCNCTTCCTAAAGAAATCGTTGAAGAAATCGACAATGATGACNTAGAAGCCTANTCTAAAGAGGCAAAACAACGCCTTTTGCAGATGAAAAAGCTAATTAACGATGAACGCAGGGCTAAAGAAGCTATCCANCGTGAAAACGAAGAAGCTGTTCGGGTTGCTAACACCATTNTTGAAGAAAANAAACGNCTTAAAGGTNGACTTTCTGATGGCGAAAAGGTGTATGTATCAACAGCTAAAGAAAAAATTGCCTCTGATCTTGATCAAGCAAGACGTGCATACAAAGAGGCTTATGACTCTGGCGATGCAGAGCGTTTAGTAGAAGCTCAAGAGCGTTTAACTGAAATTAAATTTAAAGCTCAAGAGATGGATCGTTATATTCCACAATATGACGAAAATACTTTACAATCTTCTGAAGTTGATGTACAAATACCTCAACAGCAGCGCCAACCAACACGACTGGACTCAAAAACCCAATCGTGGCTTGATAAAAACAAGTGGTACGGCACTGACGATGACATGAGTTTTCTCGCTATGGGAATCCATAAGCGGCTGGAACGTGAGGGAGTCCCTACAGGTTCCGATCATTACTGGAACGCTATAGATACCGAAATGAGAAGACGTTTCCCAGAGAAATTTGGGGAAGAAGCAGGAACCAAATCTCCTGCTACAACTCGTAAAAGCACGGTGGTTGCTCCAGCAACGAGGTCAACGTCTTCAAAAAAGATCACATTAAACACCCGTCAAATGGAACTGGCTAAGAAGTTCAAAATTACGCCAGAGCAATATTACAACGAACTAGTTAAAACGGAGTCCCAAAATGGCTAATAACAATCGTACCCCCCGTGAAATTGAAACAAGACAACAAGAGGCTCGCCCTATGGCGTGGAAACCCCCTGAGTTGTTACCTGAACCAGACAAGCAAGCAGGTTATGCTTATCGCTGGGTTAGGGTTTCGATGCTTAACAACGCTGACCCTCGCAACTTATCTTCCAAACTAAGAGAAGGCTGGGAAGCAGTCAGAGCTGAAGAGCAACCGAAATATGGAATGTTGACCGATCCAGATAGTCGATACAAAGACAATATCGAAATCGGTGGTTTACTGTTATGCAAAATTCCTGAGGAATTTGTGAAGGCAAGGATGGATTATGAGGCTAACCAAACCCAAAAAAATGCAGAAGCAGTAGACAATAGTTTTTTACGGCAAAGCGATTCTCGTATGCCTCTGTTCCAAGAACGGAAGTCTACAGTGTCCTTTGGTAAAGGTTCTTAACTTATTAGGAGATTTATATGGCTTATCCTACAGTAGCAGCCCCTTACGGGCTAAAGCCAGTTAACCTTATTGGTGGTCGTGTATTTGCGGGTTCTACCCGTATGTTCCCTATCACCAACGGTTACAGTACTAGCTTGTTCAACGGTGACGTTGTAGCAATTGGTACTGGTGCAAACATTGGTAACTTAGTATCTTCAACATTGGCATACAATGCTTCTTCTGCTGTTAACGGCACAATTGGCGTGTTTGTTGGTTGCGAGTATTCAACAACTGGTGGTCCAATTTACGGCAAAAACCGTTATCAGTTCTGGCAAGCTTCTACAACAGCTCCAGATGCTATTGGTTATGTTGTTGATGATCCTCAAGCTGTTTTCCAAGCAGTTTGTTTGTCTAACCCAGCTGGTACTGGTGGTTCTACAACCATTCAATACCTAAACCCAGCTTTCGTTGGTTCTAATGCTTATTACATTGGTGCTGCTGCTGGTAACACTGGTTCGACAACTACTGGCGATTCATCTGCTGGTATTGCAATCTCTGCTGCTGCCACAAGCACATCAGCGATTACACCTTTGACTACATCGGCTCCTTTCCGTATCGTAGGCGTTGTACCTGCTTCAGCTGTTACAGTGACCCAAAATGCTACATCTTCTAGCACAACGATCACTTTATCTGCTGCTAACACTGCAATCCTCCCAGGTATGGTTATTTCTGGTCCTGGCATCACTGCTGGCTCCAATACCTATGTAACAACTGTAAACGGCACAACTGTAACTATCAACACAGCTGTAACAACAGCTCAGTCGACAAATGCACAGTTTTCTTTCACTGGCTACCCAGAAGCATTAGTAACTTGGAACTTCGGTTACCACAGCTACTTCAATGCCANTGGTGTTTAATTAAGGAGCATTTAAATGGCTATTTCTCGTGCACAACTACTAAAAGAGCTATTACCTGGATTAAACGCCCTGTTTGGTCTTGAGTATGCTCGTTACGGTGAAGAACACAAAGAGATCTATGAAATCGAGACCTCTGAGCGTTCNTTNGAAGAAGAAACAAAACTGTCAGGCTTNTCAGCTGCTCCAGTCAAGAACGAAGGCCAAGCCATCGCTTATGACAACGGACAAGAAGCATGGACAGCTCGTTACAACCATGAAACTATCGCTTTGGGCTTCAGTTTGACTGAAGAGGCAATCGAAGATAACTTGTATGACTCGTTATCTGGTCGCTATACCAAGGCTTTGGCTCGTGCTATGGCTTACACCAAACAGGTTAAAGCTGCTGCTGTATTGAATAACGGTTTTAATAGCCAGTTCACNTATGGTGACGGTCAGCCTTTGTTCTCTACTGCACATCCTTTGATTTCTGGTGGTACTAACGCCAACACTCCATCTACTCCNGCTGACTTGAACGAAACTGCGCTGGAAAACGCTGTTATTCAAATCGCTGCTTGGACAGATGAACGTGGTCTGTTGATCGCTGCAAAACCGAAGAAGTTGATTATTCCACCTGCATTACAGTTCGTTGCAACTCGTTTGCTTGAAACTGAATTGCGTGTTGGTACAAACAACAACGACATCAATGCAATTAAGAACAATGGTGCAGTTCCAGAAGGTTACGCAATTAACCACTTCTTGACCGCAACNAACGCATGGTTCTTGACCACTGATGTTCCAAACGGTTTGAAGATGTTTGTTCGTACACCACTCCAGAACTCTATGGATGGCGACTTCGATACTGGTAACGTAAGATACAAGTCTCGTGAGCGTTATTCCTTTGGTGTTTCTGATCCATTAGGTGTTTACGGTTCATACTAAACTCTCGTGAGGAGTTTGATCCCCAGCCTAAAAAACTGGGGATTTTTTTTTGAAAAAAGATTGCACAAAGCGTATAAAGTAGTAAACTTGTTATATCTGGGTGATTCACTTATGCCACCACTGCCCCAGCAGACGATGCAAAGATCGGCATAAGTACTTTTGCATAAGGAGTCCATTATGGGACGTAGTACATTTGAAGGACCAATTTTATCTGGTGATAATCGTTTTGGTCCAGTTCGTGACGTTGGTTATACAGACCTCGTTCAAACAGCTCTTTTAGATTTTTCAGTAACTGCAACTGGTTCTAACTATGGTGGTGGTTCTGGTGTTTTTGTTGCCTCTAACAATATTCCTAACTCTGCTGGTGTTATTTATAAGCCACAAGCTGGTGCTTATAGCACTAACGGACCTACTGTAGCTACAGCTCCAACAGCTGATGCAACAACTCTTGTTTATCGTGGCGCAGTGTTCTATCTGCCATATAGCTGCAATATCACCGACATTATCCTTGATATTGGTACAGTTCCTAAAGATAGCGCTGGTACACCTTTGGCAGTAACTGCGATCCAACCATATGTTTCTAACAACTTTGCAACTTCTACT